TAATAAGTTTTTAATAGAAGATGACGTTTACATTAACCCCGATTTTATTTTATTTATTATTCCTATAATTTAACCCCCAACCATGAGTTACACCCCCCAACCCAACACCTTCTCCCTGTTCGCCAACGACAAAGGTGACAACCCCAAGCGGCCCGATTACAGGGGTGACATCATCCTCCCCGATGGGACCAAGATGCGGCTCTCCGCATGGGTCAAGGAGGGACAGTCAGGCAAGAAGTTTTTAAGCGGCAAAGTAGAGCCGATGAACGAATCCCGTCCAGCCAACGCATTTGAACCACAGGCTGGAGATATGCCGTTTTAGTGTAACTTTGCCCGAAGATTACATTTACTACTATAGCCCATTTGAAATTGCAGCCAAATGGTGCTTCCGATAAAGGGTTCATTCTCTAACCCCTGCCCTGGCTGCTGCAATCAGTCAGGGTTTTTTTTTACCTCCTATGAGAGATTCATTCATCTTCTACCGCTCATTCCTCAAGAGCATCCAACACCTTGACCCAGTTGAGCAGTTGGAACTATTCCAAGCCATCGTGCAGTACGGGCTTGACCAACACGAACCCGAAATGAGCAGGTATGTTCGGGCCGTGTGGGAATCCATAAAACCGCAACTGGATGCTAATCAGCGGAAATACGAGAACGGTTGCAAGGGCGGGAAACCAAAGGCTAACCAAGACCTAACCACCCCCGAACCACCCCATAACCTAATGAGTAATGATAATGGGAATGATAATGAAAAGGAGAATGATAATGCAAAGGAGGAAGGGGTAATGGCAAAGCCCAAGAGGGATAGCAGTATTTTGTTTGACCAATTTTGGAGCCTCTACCCCCGCAAGACCTCCAAGCAGTCCGCATCCAAAGCATTCGCCAAACTCAAAGACGAAGACCAGCAGAAGGCCATCAGCAACATCGGACGGCTCTACTCCGAAACCCCCGTGCAGTTCGTTCCCCATGCGGCGACCTACCTCAACCAAGGCCGATGGGAGGACCAAGTAATTCCCCGCAATGCTACCTTCAACCCACTAAACCAAACCGACGATGAACCCCTACCATCTTACCGCTGAACGACGGCTCCTGTCCTGCTTAATGGACCAGTTCACCAACCGAGCGGTCCTGCTCCTGCAAATCCCCGAACGCCTATTCACGGGGAACCATGTCCTCGTATATCGGGCGATTGAATCCCTCCACCGAGCAGAGCGACCCGTGGACCTTGTGGCCGTTCACAAGCACCTCATTGACAACGGTCAAGCCCATGTTATCGCTGAATTTGTGGACATCTTGGACGGCAACACGCTGACCTCCGACTGGAAGGTCTATGCCTCCGACCTCAACGAAGCGTGGAAGCAAAGGGAGGAACAACGCATCATGGACGAGTTGGCCCATGACCGTGACATCCCCAAAGCCTTTGCCCGCTACCAGTCCATGCAGGCGGTGGAAACCAACGCTACCGAAACCACGGCCCACGAACTGGCCAAGACCTACCTTATGAACATGAACGAGGTCAGGGAAGGCAGGCGCAAGGATTCAATCTTCCCGACCTACATCAGCCCGATGGACCGAATGATGACGGGATTTAAGCCCACCGAGTTCATCCTCCTTGGCGGTCGTCCCGCAATGGGAAAGACCCTCTTGGCCCTGCAAATAGCGATGAATCAAGCCATGGCCGATATCCCCGTCGTGTTCTTCACGCTTGAAATGTCAGCGGAGCAACTGACCCAGCGGATGCTTTCCAACCTTGCCACCATGGACGGGGCGCACTTTCTCAACCCCACCGAGCGAATCAGCACAAAAGATTTCATGGACTTGGGCCAAAAAGCGGACCTCCTAAAGTCCAAACCGCTCTACATCGTGGACTTGCACCAAGCCAACCTTGACCGCATTGAAGGCGAAATCGCCAAACTGAAAACCAAGTACGGGATTTGCGGGTTTTACCTTGACTACCTCCAACTCGTTGAACCGACCAAGATTGACAAGGCCAAGCCTAAAATTGAGCAGATGACCAACATCAGCAAGACCCTCAAAGCAATTTGCAAACGGCAAAAGGTGTTCGGGGTTGTGGTGTCATCCCTATCTCGTGCAACGGAAGGCCGAAGCGACCATCGCCCCATCATGTCCGACTTGCGGGAAACGGGGCAGTTGGAGTTTGATGCTGACAAGATTGGCTTTGTTTACCGACCCTACGAACACGACAGGAACCAGCCAGCGGACTTGATGGAGGTCATCGTCCGCAAGAACCGCAACGGCTCGCTTGGAGTTGCCGAGATTCAATGCCACCTTCCCTATACCAAAGCCAACGAGTACCCACCCAATTCCCTATGATGGACGAATACAACCTCCAAGCCGCCTGTGTCAAGTTGTTCGCCCTTATGCGACCCAACGAGCAGGGTCTGCTATTCCTCAACCTCAACAACCCCCGTTCCCGATCCAACGGATTCTTCCTAAAGGGTATCGGGCTGACCGCTGGGGTTGCAGACATGACCTACCTATCCCCGAAGGGAGCGGTGTTCCTTGAATTTAAAACCCCCAAGGGCAAGCAGTCGCTATCGCAGAAATGGTGGCAGGGGGTCGTTCAGGAGGCGGGGTACAGGTACGAGGTTATCCGAAGCGTGGAAGATTTCCAGCGGGTGTTGGCTGAATGTGGGTAGGTTGTTTATATCTTTGACCCATGCACCGCTTACTGCTCCTGTTCCTGCTGACCGCCTGCACCAACAACCGCCCCTGGAAGGTGATTGAGGTGCGGCCCAAGGGGGATGCCTGCGAGTATGTGCTATCCCGAAGCAACGGATTCGGGCCGCAGGTAAAAAACATAACCGCAAAATGCGGGAAATACACATTATTCCAAACCATAAAGCCATAAACCATGAAACCAACCCCTACCCCCCAACCACAAACCCTGCCATTGCAGCAAGCGGGTGTTATGCCTCGTTTTAAGGTTCATTACGCACCTTATGGAGAATGGGGAGGTGAACGGGTAAATTGTGGCAAATACTACACTACTGATGTGGCTCACACTAGCAATAGAGATAAGGTGACTTGTAAATTTTGTCAGCGTCTTTTTAAATGAGGCATAACTCGCATATTTGTCTAACCCCAACCCCTAACCCATGAAACTATACGCATTCCAACCACAAGGACACGGTGAGCAATCTTTCTTCACTATTGCCAAAAGCGAAGAAGAAGCCATCAAAGCCGTAACCAAGTACATTGATACACATTACCCCAAGGGCAGTCCTAACGAATACGATGCATACGGATTTGGAACGGACTACTACAAAATGACTGTCATTGAAGAAGGACAGGTCGTTGAGAATAATAACCAATAACCCAACCCCTAACCCATGAAACCAACCCCCACCGATTTCCGCCGCTGGCAAATCCACATCCGCAAGGAGTGCGTGAACTGCTCCCGCCCCGACCGCTCCGAAACCATCAAGGCGTGGTCCGTGAACTGGACCCTGCTCGGAAGAATCCTTCAAGCCAAAAACGCATGAGGTACGGTTCCGTTTGTTCGGGCATTGAGGCCGCATCCGTTGCATGGCATCCGCTCGGATGGGAACCGCAATGGTTCTCCGAGATTGAACATTTCCCAAGCGCAGTCCTAAAGCATCGTTTTCCCGATGTCCCCAACCTTGGGGATATGACCCAACTAAATCAAAACCCAGTTTTCAATGAACAACCAATTGACCTTCTCGTGGGAGGAACCCCATGTCAATCATTCTCCGTTGCAGGACTTCGCAAAGGTCTTGCTGACCCAAGAGGAAACCTCATGCTTACCTTTCTTTCAATCGCTGATAAACGCCGTCCCAAGTGGATTGTGTGGGAAAATGTCCCAGGCGTTTTGTCGTCCAACGGAGGAAAAGATTTTGGAACCTTCCTCGGGGCGTTGGGCGAACTCGGGTATGGGTTCGCCTACAGGGTTCTTGACGCTCAACACTTCGGAGTCGCACAAAGACGCAGAAGAGTGTTTGTTGTCGGATACCTTGGAGATTGGCGACCTGCCGCAGCGGTTCTATTTGAGTCCGAAAGCCTGCAAAGGGATTCTAAGCAGAGCCGAGCGAAGAGGCAAGAAACTCCCACCAATGCTCAGGGAAGCGTTGGAACAACAGGCTTCGCAGGAAATGTAGAGAGCCAGGTGGCGGCTTGTTTGCAAACAACTTGCGATGACTATAGCAGAGCCGATGGGTTTAATACGGTCATTGAGCAAGTCGCTCAACCCATTGCCTATTCGTTTGACTCGCTTGCGTCCAACTCAATGAAATCATCCAACCCCCATAGCGGATGCAGAGAGGTTGAAACGAGCAAGACCATTGACACGACTACTCCTGAGCCATCCAAGAATCAAGGTGGGATCGCAATCGCTCAACCCATTACGATGGAAAAGATTGCAGGCCCAATAGATGCGAGTTACTACAAAGGCCAAGGTTCACGACAAGGCGGGGAAAGAGAGTTTGTCGCTCAACCGCAATACTTTGAGAGCCATCCGAACGATTCACGAGTTACTGGCCCACACGATGTGGGTAACACCGTGAGCGCAAGGTATGGAACGGGAGGCGGGAACACTCCGATTGTTTCTCAACCCATTGCCGTGGATACCTACAACTACACGACAAATGCAAATGTGAGCCAAACATTACGGTCGGAAAAAAGTGACACAGAACATATTGGGGCGATTTTGCATCCAATACCAGTACTCGCTGGAGAACATCCAAAAAAGGAGGTTACTATTGATGTATGCCCAACACTACCAGCCGCAATGGGAATGGGTGGAGGTCACACGCCATTAGTACCTCAACCCATTGCCGTGGATTGGAGAATCGCTCAAGTAGACATTGAAATGACTGGGACGCTCAAGACCGACCTTGCAAAGATGAGTGGCCCTTGCGTTGCCGTGGATGCCTACAATCAAACCATCAACGAGAAGACCACACAGACCATTGGCTCTTCGGCCTCTGACATAAACCACATTGGTGGTGTCTTACAAACAATGGCGATTCGTAGGTTGACCCCAAAGGAGTGCGAACGGTTGCAGGGATTCCCCGATGATTGGACGAAGATTCCCTATCGCAACAAGTCTGCCGACCAATGCCCCGATGGGCCGAGGTACAAGGCTTGCGGTAACTCAATGGCCGTGCCTGTGATGCGATGGATTGGAACAAGAATACAAATGATTGAAAACTACTTAAACCCCTAACCCTATGCCCTGGATAAGACCCCAAGACCAAATGCCCGAAGACCGCCAAGCCGTGGTGATTACTGACAAGGAAGGAATGCAAATCGTTGCTTGGTATATTACGCTGTTTGAAATGTGGCACTCCGAAAACCACACCTGGTTCACCCACGAAGTCGCCTACTGGATGCCCATCCCCGAAATCGTTTAAGCCATGAAGATGTACCGTTTAAGGTCGGTCAATCCAAAATCCGACTTGTTTTTAATGGCAGAAAATGCGGACGAACTATCCTTTTCGTTGTACCCTTACATAATGAATCACGGCATTCGGCGAATGTATGCGTTTAAAGAGCATGAGTTGGAAGGCGTTGATTTGAAAGAGTTACCCGAAGGGGCCTACATCATTACCGAGTACGAACATGGCCAAGTAGTCGATGCGCATAAAAGCCATACTTGCGACTATATCCTCACATCCTTTCAAGGACACCGAGTTCTTAAATGCACTTTTTGCCCATCAATAGCCCCCGTATGACCCCAGCACTCATCCACCATTTAGTTGACACCACCGCAATGGTTTTCGGCATCACGCCCGACCAGGTGCGCTCCGCAAGCAGGGAACGGCCCTGCGTCATCGCCCGCAACATCGTGGCCGACATCGCCTACAAAGAGTATCTGTTTACCTACATGGCCATCGGCAAGGAACTGAACCGCCACTATAGTACGATAATTATTAACTTGGAATCCTTTCACAACGACTGCAAGGCCAAGCCTCAACTGCGATACCTACGGAGGCAAGTTTTCAACAATGCACAAGAGTATTTGCAGACGGCTGAAGGGGCTTATATCACTGATACCCTGCAACTTCCGCCCACCGAATAGCCCGAAACTACCTGCCTGCCATTGGGGGGTGCTTAACTGCATCCCCCTTTTTTTTTGCAATCTTTGTGCATGGCATCCGCAGAACACACCATACTGGACCTCTACCGAAGCGGCGAAATCCGAAAAGCCTGCCTGACCATTACGGGGGGCGACCCGCTTTGGAGGGACTTGGAGCA